GTATGGCAGAAGGACACCCGCAGGGCGCACCGAAAGAAACAACCAAAGCCACCACTCCCCGATTTTGTTGCGGAATGTATGATGAAGATGGCGAACCGTCTCAGCCAGAAGGCCGGGTTCGTCAATTACACATATCGTGAAGATATGGTTGGTGACGCTCTCGAAAGCTGTCTCCGCTACATCCACAATTTCAATCCGGCGAAGAGCACCAATGCTTTCGCCTACATTACTCAGATCATGCACAACGCTTTTATCCGTCGAATCCAAAAGGAACAAAAGCAACTGTATGTGAAGATGAGAATCGTAGATCAAGCTGAATTTATTGACTCTTACGAGCGGCAGAACGGAGATGAAGCTCACTACAATAACTCATACGTAACCTACCTTCAAGAGAACAAGGGCGATGTCATTACTAAGTTCGAGAATTGGAAGGAATCTAAGAAGACAAAGGCCAACGCCAAGAAGAAAAAGAAGACGGCTGATCTGTTCACTGAGGACGAAGTAGCTGTAGTTGCATCCAAGAAGTAATATGATCGCCGTTGAAGAGTGGGCACAGAACGAAGAGGTTGTAATTCCCCAGAGAACGGGCGGTGGGCTTTATACGCCGCCGTCCAGGGAATTGCCGTCAGTCTGGACTCAACAGTGGCCGGTAGAAAGACCTAAGCGTCGTCCTACACCAACTGTAATTGTAGAACCTATAGTCGAGACAAAAAAAGAAATACCTGAGTGGGACCCGATCCTAATTGCACTTGTTCGTAGGGCGATGCCTAATTTAATCGCCTATGACATCTGTGGAGTGCAGCCGATGACCGGACCTACTGGATTGATCTTTGCAATGCGGTCGAAGTATGACACAGGCAAGCAAAGAAGAAAAGAGCGGTACAAATATGATGAGTAACATCTATTCTAATCTGTACGAATACCAAAAGGCATTCCTGCGTGACAACATGCCTACGTTGGTCCCGGTACAGAAAGCTCCACCATTGCTACTGGCGACTCCAGAAGAGAAGCGAACAGCATTGGACGACATCAATGTTAGGCATCTCCTGAACCACATTGAAAAAGTTATTGCAGAAGCCGCAACGTTTACTCTCTTCGAGTTCAATGATGCGTTCACTCGTGCTCAATTTCAAGAACTAGTCGTACCATTCTTGAAGTCTCTACAAAATCGTCAGTCCATTCAAGACTTCAAAGTTATCTGCGACGAGACGAATAACCACCCCGAAATTATCGAGTCAAATCAATTTGTAGCTGACATTTATGTCAAACCAACACCGTCAGTCAACTACATCGTGCTTAACTTTATAGCTACCAGAACTGGAGTGGATATTGATGAGATCGCTGGTAGCTTCTAACAGAAAGGAAAATGACAAGAGACGAAGCCAAAGAAAAAGGGTTAAAGACCTATACTGGGCGACCGCATACATGTGGTAGCCAAGAGAAATATGTGAGCAGCATGAGTTGTGTTCATTGCACTGTGGAGAGGTCAATTCAAAAATTGTATGATGCAGAATTGATGGCTCCTTATAGAACCCATCTCAAGGCGAAGGCAAGATTGTATCGTTGGCGGAAGAATCATCCAGCGCAAGTTGCTGAACAGTGGAAACGCCAAAAACCAAACAAGAAACAATATTATCAAGCTAACAAAGAGCAATTCCGTGATGATGCTCTCCGAAGAGCGTATGGGATCACTTCTCTTGATTACCAAGAACTCCTAACAGAACAAAATAATAGATGTGCCATTTGCGGAGTGGATAAGTGTCCTACAGGAAAACGTTTTGCGGTTGACCACGATCACAAAACTAACCTGATTAGAGGACTGCTGTGCAAGCAATGCAACAATGGATTGGGACATTTTAATGATGATCCTGAGCTTTTGGTTAAAGCCGTTGTTTATCTACGGAGTCATAATGGCTAAGATTTGCTTGATTTCCGATACCCATTTTGGTCACAAAAATGACGATCTACACTTTCACAACACCTTTGTCAAATTCTACGACAAGGTATTCTTTCCCACATTACGAGCGAGAGGCATTACCACAATCGTTCATCTTGGAGACTTGTTCGACCGGCGCAAGTACATCAACTTTCACATCCTCTACCGGACACGAAAGGACTTTATGGAACAGCTTGTCCGTGGTGGATACGAAACCCATTTCATCGTCGGCAACCACGATACGTACTTTCGGGACACGAACGAAGTCAACTCGATTCGGGAATTGGTCACGGATCGCTTTCCCGGCTCTGGCTCTTCTTCTCTTGGTAAGTTTCACATCTACGAAGAACCGCAGGAAGTAGTCTTTGACAAGCTCCGTGTGTTGATCGTGCCGTGGCTCAACACAACGAACATGGGACCGGGCCTTGAAATGGTCGCCAATTCAAAAGCTCCTGTTTTGATGGGACATTTGGAAATCGCTGGCTTCCATATGGACCAGACGCAAATTTGCGAACATGGAATCGACAAGACGATCTTCGACAAGTTCAAGAAGGTCTTCTCCGGGCACTTCCACCATGCTTCTGAAGAAGGAAAGGTCCGTTACCTGGGTTCGCCGTATGAGATGACCTTTGCGGATTTGAACGATCCCAAGGGCTTTTACATTTTCGACACAAACACTCTTGAACTGGAGTTTGTGTTAAACCCCAATAAGATGTTCTACCGAGTCGTCTACGATGACCGGGAGGATAAAGAAAGGCTGTTGGAGATGGACTTCTCCGTATACGAAGGCAAGCATGTGCGGCTGATTGTGACGCACAAAACTGATCCGATCCTTTACGAGCAGTGGTATGACAAGCTGCTTCATGCAAATCCCGAAGATCTTCAAATTCGGGAACAACTGACGTTGGAAGTAGGTGAAGAGGCCGACGAACAGTTTCTCGAATTTGACGAAAACAATAAGATTGTGGTGGCGTCCGATACACTCGCCGTACTTAAAAATTATGTTGATGCGGTAGGATTGGATATCGACAAAATTAGATTATTCTCGGTACTTCGTGAGTTATATATAGAAGCATGCGGGCAACAAGGATAAAGATAGAACCCGGTGATATTTTTGGTCATTGGGAGTTTGTTAAGGATGAAGGCAAGATTGACAAGAGCGGTCATGCTATTGCGGTCTTTCAATGCCATTTATGTATGAAGGAATTTGAACGTGGAATTTTTTATGTTGTGCGAAAGAAAACTCGTGCTTGTAAGCCGTGTTCTGCTTTATTAAGAATAAAGCCAATTAACAAGCAAACCCTCCAATCTAAGGCTAGACACTCAAGAAAAAATCTGAATGATCTTGAAAAGAAAGAGATGCATGAATTGTATCTTAAATGGTACGGAACCATTCCTTATCGAGCTACTGTACTTCGCTCGACGGCGGTGAATCGAGCTAGAAAATTGGGTTTGCCTTGTACCTTAACGAAAGAATGGATTGAAGAACGATTGAAGGGTGGAGTGTGCGAGATCACAGGTGTAAAATTCGATTTTAAGTCTTTGGGTAAGGGGATGAGAAAGTATGCGCCATCGTTGGATAGACAAAATCCAAAACAGGGGTATACTGAAGAGAACACTAGAGTAGTAGTTTGGATTTACAATCTTTGGAAGTCTACTTATTCAGACAATGAGGTTGTAGAGTTTGCAAAAATTGTGGTTGAAGCGGCAGGGAAAGTATGAACACCATTCCAGAATTTTTTGAGGCAGATCTCTTCCAATTGGATCTCGATCATGCTACTGATTTGATGCGGTATTTGGATTCCAACTTACCACAAGACATTGTAACTCAAATTTACGATTTACTGATTAGCGCCCATCCAGAGTTGGAAGACGGATACGAATAATGGAAGAACAAAATAAGATCCAAAAAGCACACAGCATCTTAGCAACTTCCCGAAGTATCACTGTACTGACCGGCGCTGGCATCTCTGCGGAAAGCGGCATTCCAACGTATCGAGATGAAGATGGACTTTGGAGTAATTTTCGAGCAGAGGATTTTTCTTCGGCTGAATCCTTCAAACAAGATCCGGTGAAGGTTTGGGAGTGGTACAAAGAACGTCGCCGCACGATGGCTGAAGCGCAACCCAACGACGGGCACAAAGCTCTTGCCACAATGGAACGAAATGCCATGCAGTTCATGATGCTCACACAGAACATCGACGGACTGCATCAGCGTGCTGGCACAGACAACATCGTGGAACTGCATGGGAGCGTCTGGCGGCTTCGCTGTACGAACTGCCTGGGTGAGTGGGAAGATCGCCGGGGAGAGCTTCCTTGGCTCCCGTATTGCGAATCCTGCCACTCTCTTGCCCGCCCCGCTGTCGTGTGGTTTGGTGAGTCTCTAAATGAAGCGCAGTGGACACAGGCGCATCGTGCAGCCTATTGCGACACGTTTCTGGTAGTCGGCACGTCGGCGCTTGTGGCTCCGGTTGCTACCCTGCCAGAAATTGCACAAAAGAACCGAGCACGCATCATCGAAGTCAACTTATCAGAGACTCCGGTTTCTGCAATTGCTGATGTGTCGATTCGTGGCAAGGCCGGTGACATCCTTCCTCAGTTGGTCGAAGCGAAGGAACACACAATTGACGGAATGCACGATATGGATCTAGGCAGGGCTATGCAACGTGGTCTGGAAAAGTTCTATGCCAAGTATCCGCAACTACGTAAGTTCGTAGACGGCAGCGGTGGGAAGGTTGAGTGACAAAGTATGTAGCAGGTTTTTTATTCAACAAAGAAGGCAATCAAGTAGCACTCATCGAAAAGAAGCGTCCTGAATGGCAGAAGTATAAACTGAACGGTGTTGGTGGGCACACCGAAAGGAAGACGCAGAATCATACTTGTTACGACACCGATTGTGATTTAGCCGGATTCGATCCATGTCACTGCCCGTGGGAAACTTCTTTTGAAGCAATGCGTCGGGAATTCATGGAAGAGACTGGCGTCGAGTTGGATTGCTGGCGAG